ATGGTTTAGAAGTTGGCAATGAAATTGCAGTTGCTGGTTCTTCTGGAACCAATGTCAATGGTTCTTGGGTTGTTGCTACAGTAGTTTCACCAACTGTATTTAAATACTACCCAGACGCTGCACCAACTGGATCTGTCAATTCTGGAACAAAGAAACTGTATCCAAGACCACAAGGTAATTCAATTCATAGATCTTTTGATGGTGGTGTTAAATTCTCTACAAATACTATTTCAAAAAACCAGCAATCAATCAGACAAACAAAACGTTACTTCCGTTACCAATCTGGTAAAGGTGTAGCATTCTCAACTGGTTCTATCCTTGCTCCTGCCATTGAAAACATCGATAGCATCACATCATCTGGCACTACTGTTACTGTTGTCTGTGCAGTTTCACATAACATTACTAGAGATACAATCGTTGATGTAAGAAATTGTAATGATAATGCTTACAACGGACAGTATCAAGTTACAAATGTTATTGACCCATTCACATTCCAGTATGTTGCTAACGCAACTCCATCAATCACAACTGCAGGTGGCGAATATACAGTAACTCCTATCAATGCATATGGAGTTAACCTTGATATTGGTATGATGGACCAGCAAAATGGTATCTTCTTCCGTTATGCTAGTGGAGAACTTAGTGCTGTTCGTAGATCATCGACATTCCAACTATCTGGAAGAGTTACCGTAACGCAAGGTAGTTCTCTCGTTTCTAGTTACACCGCAGCAAATGGTCAAGGAACTAAATTCGGTAGACAATTACAAATAGGAGATTATATTGTTATTCGTGGTTCATCATATCGTGTTGATGGTATCATTTCCGATACCCAACTAGTAATCTTCCCAGATTATCGTGGTCCTTCTTCTATTAATGTTCCAGTAACAAAAACAACTGAAACTGTATGGAAGCAATCAGAATGGAATATTGACCGTTGCGACGGCACTGGTAAATCAGGTTATGATCTTGATGTAACCAAGATGCAGATGTTCTACATGGACTACTCTTGGTATGGTGCTGGTTTTATTCGCTGGGGATTCCGTGCCACTGATGGTAATGTAATCTACGCACACAAGATTCCAAACAATAACTTCAACACTGAAGCATACATGAGATCAGGTAACCTACCTGCTCGTTATGAAGTTAATACTATCTGTCCAAAAGTTCAAGCAACTAAAAATATTGGTTCGGCAGATTCTGTCATCTATGTTGATAAAGCACCAACACACTTCCCACCATCAGGAACACTTAGAATTAGACAAACAACAAGTGCAACTGCTGGCAATTCTGAGTATATTAATTACACTGGCAAAACACAATTTAGACAAGATGTTACCGAAGTAGAAACTGCTGGTGATACTATCACAGTTGCTTCTACAACTGGACTACAAGGCGGTGGCATTCAAACAATTACATTTGATAGACCATTCTCAAACATTGTTGCAAACAGAACCTACTACGTTGCATCAGTTCCAAGTTCAACTACATTTACTATTACATCAACTCCTGGTAGTTCAGTTCCAATCAACTTAACTAGTGTATCTGGATCCGCTATTTCTCCACTTGCAGTGGCAGAATCAGGTGCGTTTACTGGTATTACTAGGGAGCAAGCAGGTGCAACATCAGTTGCACTAACAATTGCTTCTGGTTCATCTTCTGGAACAGTAGCAAGTTCTACTGGTATTCAGAAAGGACAACGTGTAGTTGGAACTGGTATCCCAGATGATACTTTTGTTCATTCTATCTCTGGCACCAGCATCACGTTAAGTAAAGCAGTAACATCAGCAAACCCAACAGCAATATTCCCTCCTCTAGGTGGTGGTTCTCCTGTAGCATTTACTTATAGTGCAACTCAACCAACTTCACTAGAACTAATCCAGGCAACTTCAGTTCCACAAATTTCACACTGGGGTTCATCTGTTATTATGGAAGGTGAATATGATGATGACCGTGCTTATGTTTATACGGTTGGAACTAGAACTGGTAGAAGTATTGACTCAGGAGAAACAAAGGCAATTCTTGCTGTTCGTGTAGCACCATCCGTTGACAATGGTATTCCAGGATCTTTTGGTGCTAGAGAACTTGTTAATAGAATGCAATTAGTTCGTTTTTAGATCTGCTGAAATTGCTTCTAATGGTTTCTTCTTTGTTGAACTAATTCTCAATCCAACAATTTCAATCGCTGCTAACTGGCAGAATGTTGGTGGCACATCACTAGCACAATATGCTGTTCTCAATACTAATGCAGAACTAAGAGGAGGTGAAGTAATCTTTGGTTTCTATTCAGAATCTGGAGTTAAGTCATATGATCTAGGTCAAGTTAAAGAAATTTCAAACTCCATCCTCGGTGGTGGAACTGATCAACTCATTGTTGCTTCTGGTGCAAACCCAACTGGAGTATTCCCAGATGGTCCAGAAGTTCTTGCTGTTCAAGTAACCAACATCGCTGGTGGTTTTGGTTCCAACAACAGATCCGCTGACTTTAGATTCTCCTGGACAGAAGCACAGGCGTAATTATCTATATCTTTTCCTAGGAAAGACCGCTCCATTGAGTGGTCTTTTTTTATGTGTTCCTGTATTGAAAGTCATTCCATTAAGAGGTCTTTCAAATACGTAAGTTGCATATCTATTGTTAGTTGAATCTCCAAGAGAAGTATAGTCACCAAAATTGCCACCAGTATTTCCAAGATCTGCAGTGGAATTATCAATCAAATATTCCAGTGCTTCTGCTTGTGATAAATTTTGATTCTGTTCTGCATAACAAGCAAGTAAACCAGCAATCTGTGGACCACTCATACTAGTTCCAGAAATAGATGCTAACTTGTAAT